ATGCGGGATTAGTTTAATGGTCAAACGAAACCTTGCCAAGGTTTAGTCAGGAGTTCGATTCTCCTATCCCGCTCCAATTAATATGAAAATAGATCAATACCCAAAACCAAAAAATACGCCAGGCTGGTTAGAGAAAGTGCTAGTCTCTCAGCAAAGAGCAGAGTATAATAGAGAACCAACTTATCCAGAAGTTGAAACTATTAGAGAGTTTTACACCGCACACGGATGCAATACTTTTGTTGACATGGGGTGTTGGCTAGGTATTCTATCAGCACAAGTAAAAAAAATAGTAAATCCGGATAAGCATATACTAATCGATGCTGTTCCTGTATACCTATATCTTGCAAAAGAACTATTGACAAGAGAGCAATTAGATGCTAATATAGATATAGTTGAAATGTCAATTATTGATAGTGACAATTTTCCTAGTCATATAACAGTGGACCTTGATAAGTCGGGAGATACCTCGTCAATTAAAACAACAACTAGAGCTGACATAACAGTTAATTTGCCTATTGCAAATCCAAAAACATGTAACGAAGCCGCAGTTGAAATTTTTAATCTTGCACCAAACAGTGCATATTTAAAAATGGATTTAGATGGAGTTGACTATTCATTGTTAAAATCCTTATTAAGTCTTTCTATACTGCCTAGTGTTATTCATTTTGAAGCATGGCTAATGAAAACTTCAGACTTTAAAGAATGTGTTAGTATTTTGGAACAGTTCGAATCAGTTGGTTACAAAGTTCCTAATCCGATTGATCTGCTTGGTGCAGATATTAGGGTAATCGTTATTTCAAGGCAACAATTTAAAAATATCAAAGTAAGGTAATAAATGGCAAAATGTTATCAATTGGTCGGAGTGCCTGCTTCAGGTAAGAGCACTTGGATTAAAGAACAAGATTGGGCTCCTGACTGTGTAGTAGTTTCTACTGACGATTTTGTTGAAGCCTATGCTCGAGAACAAGGTAAGACCTATTCAGAAGTATTTGTAGAATACATGCCAACCGCTGTAAAGTTGATGGCTGACAAAGTAGTAGAAGCCCGGGAAGCAGGCAAAGACATCATCTGGGATCAAACCAGTACTACTTTAATAAGTCGTACTCGCAAGTTTAACATGTTGCCTAACTATGAACATATTGCTGTGGTGTTTAAGACACCCGAGCATAAGGAGCTCATGCGGCGATTAGAGAGCCGATGGGATGATGGTAAGATTATTCCCGAGCATGTTGTTGCCAGCATGATTGCCAGCTGGGAAGAGCCCACTGTAGAAGAAGGCTTCACGCAAGTTTGGTTTGCACAGTAATTACTGCCCTGCTTGACAGGGCTTTCTTTTGACTGTATAATATATAATTACTACACTTAAGGAAACATCATGGCAGGAAAAGCAAAATCAATCTATCTCACAATCTTGCCTAAGGGTAAGCATATGAGCGTATTCAAGAAAGTCTTCTTTGAAGCCAAATCCTACAATGAATATGTTAAGACTGAAGAATTTAAGGCTGCGTGGCCTGCTGAGCTATATGATATTATAAAAGAGACGTATTGATGAAAACATGGATTACTAGCGACTTACACTTTGGACACAAGAACATTATGAGTTTCTGTCCACAGACACGAGCACGTTTTAATAACGATGTTGCATACATGAACAATGCAATGGCGGAAGAATGGAACGCTAAAGTGTCTCCGGAAGATCTTGTATACATCTTAGGTGATGTAGCGTTCATGAGCGGCAGTGATGCTGGACGTATGGTGAATCGTTTGTACGGTACAAAGATTTTGGTACGTGGTAATCATGATCGCAAAACATTGATGGATCAAACATTCCGTAGTGCGTTTGCAGAAGTACACGAATACTTGGACATTACCTATGATGGACACAAGATTGTGATGTTTCACTATCCTATTTTTGAATGGGATCAAATGCACAGGGGAGCATTACACTTTCACGGGCACTTACACGGAGGAACTACAGGTATGGAAAAATATCGTTGTATGGATGTAGGTATGGACTCAACCGGTGAAATCGTTATCTCGATGGATCGTGCAATCCGCTTGATCAAGGACAATGAAATCAAAAGTCATCACTAAATATTTGCATGTTTAACAAACTTGCCAAATTGTTTAAAGAGCCCGAGCAGGGCATGGTAACATTGAAATTTATAGCACTCGATGAAAATGACGAGCCCTACGAAGATGTTGCTACTGTGCCCTATCATGACGAATATATACAATCTGAAGTAGAAGCCAAGTTTAAAAAGTTCATGCTTCTTCGTAAGCATTTAGTAGTAGAAATTACTATACAGAAAGTGCTGAAAACTTCCGGTTGACAGTATGGTAAAACCATGCTATAATATACACTTATTAACAAGGAGAGTAGCATGGAAGGATTTACTATGGAATTAACTGGAATGGACTTGGTACACAAGGCCCAAGTTTTTGCCATCGCTGCTCACAGTGCGGTCGGGCAAAAGCGTAAGTATACCGGCGAACCCTACTTTGTTCACCCTGCAGAAGTTGCAAGGATCGTAGCAGAGGTTCCGGATAGTACTCCGGAAATGGTTGCGGCTGCTTGGTTACACGACACTGTGGAAGACACTGGGGTTACCTTAACTGACATCCACATGAACTTCGGTCCCGAAGTTGCAGGATTAGTAAGTTGGTTAACTGATGTGTCAAAGCCAGAAGACGGCAACCGTGCAGTTCGTAAGGCAATTGATCGTGAACACACTGCATCTGCACCAGCTGAAGCACAGACTATCAAGTTAGCCGATTTCATCTCTAACAGTCGTAGCATTGTGGCACACGATCCTGCCTTTGCTAAGACTTACTTAGAAGAAAAGCGTATGGCGTTGGCAGTGATGACCAAGGGCGATGCGGGCTTACATGCTCGTGCTAGTGAGTTTGTAGGTGCATGATGTACATTACTAACAAATATAACTCAATCCAACTGCCCAATGAACCGGGCATGTTGGAATGGTTGCAAGAACGCTACCCTAATTCGGGATACTATATTGTGGAGACTGTATGATAGATGAAAGCCATTTACCTGTAGCAGAACAGAGCCTTGTGTTCCGTTTGCGTAAGCGGGCAGAAATTCGACGACAGATTCAAGGTCGTAAATCAGTAGAAGAAGGTAAGCCCGACAAAATTGCAAACCTTTTAGAAGAAGCCGCAAACGAAATTGAGCGATTAAGAGCTAATTAACATTTGGAGTATTGAAATGCCATGGATTGAAAACGTAGCCGCTGATGATATCCCTAAGAGGTTTCATCACGAAGCAGGTGAGAATTCGATGCTGATCAGTATTGTTGATCCAGCAAGCTGGCGTCCTACTCCTGCCCACAAGTTCAAGGAACAACATAACTTTGAGTTCTTGGATGTAGAAGAAAAGGACGAAGTACTGGAAGAAGCTATGAAGTGCAGTCATGAGCAAGCCGCAGAGCTTGTTCGCCTACTGCAACACGCAAAAGAGAATCGAATGAATGTTGTAGTGCATTGCTTTGCTGGCATTTGCCGTTCGGGTGCAGTATGCGAAGTTGGTGTAATGATGGGCTTTGAAGATACAGGACGATTCCGTAGTCCTAATCTATTAGTCAAACATCGCATGATGAAGGCGTTAGGCTGGACATATGATGTAGATGAAAAACCAAACATTGATGATTGGCGAACTTTTAGGAGTGTAGACTAATGAAAGATCAGCAACACACATCCTTAAAGTTTCATACGCAGAATATAGTATCATATCCTTATACAGAATATGGCATTAAGGGAGTCGGTAAGAATCGACTCCCTATTTTGTCAATGGACAAATATATTGATCACAGTCAAGACCAGGAACTTCATATCGAATGTTGCAAAGGTCTTGCACTGAGTGAAGAATATAAAATGGGGATGACCTACGGAGCATTACCTCCAGAGGAAGTTGCTAGGTTTGGTGGACACGATTGTTGGAGTGAGATGCTTCAACAACTACACAAGTACGATCCAACAGGCGTACATCGAGAAGCTCTTAAAGAAGTTATCGATCGTAGTCCCGGAAAAGAAATGCAGGCAATGTACAAATATGCTTATTTCGCCATGGGTGCAGTTATTCCATGGTTCTTTGCATTGTACTTAAAGAAAAATGATTTTGGGAAAAAGACACAAGACTTCGGGCAATGGACTGAGGCTGCAAAGTTGTTCCCCAAGGTAGTTAAGTACATTGATCAACTGCCGTTTAAGACAATTGGTCGAGTTTTATTTTTTACAACTTATCCAAATGCCGGAGTGGTAACACATCGAGACAGTGTTATGGCTGAACACAGTGATCATAATATTAATTTATTTTTTGCAAGTGGAAGCCGCCCTAGTTTTATTTGGGACGAAAAGGCTAAGAAAAAAATTTATCTAGATAGCGATGCTCGTAGTTACTTCTTCAATAACCGTGACTACCACGGAGTTGACCCTGAACCAGTATTTCGATATACACTTAGAGTTGACGGAACGTTTACTGACGAGCTATGTGAACAATTGGGTTTAGAAGATAGTCGTACTTGGAAGTGGAGTTACGATACTCCTACTTAAAGTTTACCGTGGTCTATTAATCCGAGCGTTTGGTATGCCCAAGCTCGTTCGCTACATTGGAAACATTTCATACATCTTCCGGTAACCTGTTCGGTGCAGGTGTGCGTAAGATTTGCGAGTGCCTGAATTTCAAATTGATCAACAAGATCAACTATATGTGTCTTGTACAGCATCATAAAAGGCATCTCTATTCTGAGATTACTGTTAAAGGTGGGCCTATTGGGAAATTCCCATTTAGGATCTCCCCAAGGTTGTGGCGGATTTTGGTTAATACCAATAAACAACTTTTCTATTTCGGGGTGTTTAAATAACACCTGCCTAATACCTGCTTGATTGATCTGTGTATGATGTATGTCCGGGGAGCCTACTTTAATAGGTTGGGGTATACGAATATTGAACAATAGGTTAATGTATTCAATAATGCCGTCTATGTAAGCATACGATCCGTCATGCTTGGCAATATAAAACGGCTGTATACTTGCAGTAGGACAGGCTTTAAGCATTAGATAAAGTAACACAGCACTATCTAACCCGCCCGACATCATTAATCCGTAAGACACATTCTGTTGTAAATTTACAACGATCTGTTTACCATCTATCCTTGACTGAATTTCCATAATGTTGTATAATTAAAGTATATTTAAAAGAAAAAGATTTGCTCCTGTAGTATAAAGGCAGAACACTTCCTTGGTAAGGATGAGACGCTGGATCGTTACCAGCCTGGAGCACCAACTGCGGCCATTAGTGAAATGGATATCATGCTTGTCTTCGAAACAAGCGGTGTGGGTTCGATTCCTGCATGGCCGGCCAAAATTATGTATTTTATTCCGCTAGAACTGTCAAAGATTATTTCAGTAAATCCAAATCCTACTCCTGGAAAAACATCTTGGAGATTGGTAGACTCCCGACCCTATTTGTTACAGTTGGGATTAATGGACTTAATTAATGATGTATATACTCTTTCAATTTGGACTAAACCGTTAGAAGCAGTTGAAATTCACAAAGATCAAGAGCCAAACGGTGGGGGGATAAAATGGTCAATGGTTATAGCCCCAATAGGACACGAAGATGTAACTTTGGAAATTTTTAATCAAACTGTATTAACTAATAACGATGAATGTGTTTCGATGGCAGGCGATAACAAAATTTTATTTTTAAAAGTTGAAAATGCGGAATTAGTTGATAGTTGGGATATGCAGACAGGACCTTGTGTATTTAATGCATATAATGAGTGGCATCGGATTGTAAATAGATCAAATCAGTTTAGGAATCTTATCAGTATAAGATCTACAAATGTAGAGTTATCTGATTTAATTAAAAAAATAAACCCGCTGTAGTTCAATGGATAGAACGGGGACCTCCTAAGTCTCAGATACAGGTTCGATTCCTGTCGGTAGGACCAATGTTGATATTGTTGTAATGAGAGAAAAAGAAAGTAAAATTAACAATGTATAAAGTAATAGGAAAAGAAGAAACATTCAAAGTGCTTACACTAGCTGAAGCAATGAACCTTGCCAAGCATATGAACGAGTTTGTAACTATCGCAGGTACAGATTTTGAAGTATGTGGCATGTTTGGAGTAGACTCTGTTAAAGATGGCAAGTGTCCAGACGGAGTTGATTACGATTGGAACAAGGCTTCACGTATCGGAGCTCCAAAACGTCGATAAAATAGTGGGTTGCCAGAGTGGTTTATTGGCACATCTTGGAAAGGTGCAGGTTGCGAAAGCGGCACAAGAGTTCGAATCTCTTACCCACTGCCAAGTATTTTGGATAACAAAGTTTAAAAAAGTGTTGACATAGAAGCATTTATCCTATATAATAAATGCTTAGACAGTAAGTTTTTAAGGTTAGGTACAGCAACATTCATTAACTATGAATCGTTGGACCCTATGGTAGTACGCTGGAGCACAGAGGTTCGCCCGAGTGCTGTGAAGGTGTCTATTGAAATAGACCAACAAGCTCAGAGTGATGGCCTGAGTAAAATAAAAGCAGTCAACAACTAACCTGTTTGATATCCTAGGATGGATACAGCAACTAAAACATCAACTCTGAACTACAGCTATAGAAAGTGGTCGCAGGACATAGTAGAAATACTATTCTAGAAATAGACGCTCAAGGAATAGACGACAGCATGGAAAGACATACTATGTTTCTAGTAGCAGACACAATTACTAGATAGGCGACATGAATGTCGATAGGCTTGTGGAACTGAACCGATGTACTGGGGATGGGGGCAAGCAGAAAATAAAATACCGTTCCGACCATCCTGTTGTATAGGTTATATACAGCATTTTTTAATATTTAAAATTGTAACCTGAAGGAAAATAAAATGAACGCATTTGTAGAAGCCGTTAAAAACCAAGAAGCCCGTACTGCCAATGGCATGAAGGCTCGCAAATCTACTGCCAACGCAGTAGTTGATCTGTTCTTCAAGATCGGTGCTTCGCGTGGTAAGAACATCGTCCCTGATTTTACTGCTGCTTACGTTCAGGACCGTGATCTCGCATCGCGTATTGCCCTTTGGGTTCGTGACGTTCGTGGTGGTGCTGGCGAGCGCAAGCTGTTCCGTGATATCCTCCTTGAATTGAACAAGACCGATGGCGATCGTTGCGTTGCTCTTATGCGCAAGGTTCCTGAGCTTGGTCGTTGGGACGAT